AGGACCATAGTTCATATTAACAAAGGTTCTAAGTTCATTCTCCATTTCTATTGCCTTCTTCTTCATGGCAAATGTTTCTAGAGCTTCTTCTTCTACAGAACCAAATGTTCTACTTTTCTTTTTATTGTGCCCTTCTTTAACTGTTTGAATTGCACCCATCCACCTGCCTAAATCTTTAGACATGCTTTCTACTTGTTTACCTACTTTAAATCCTGCTACAATAGTTTTGTATGCAGTCGTAGCTACACCAAATGCTGTAACTGGGTCCATGTTTGCCTCTTAATTATTAATGGATTATATAAATCTTGGTTGTCTTTTATAAGGGTCTCTTACTATACCTCCTGATTGTTTTTTCTTAGGCTGTCTTTCTATTAAAACTTTATCTTTTAATTGTCCATAATCTTGTTTACTTAAATTTTGTGATAATTTATCTAAATAAGAACTCCATAATCTTTTATTTCTATCTCCTAAAATAACTCTTTTTCCTGCTGGTCCAGTATATCTGTCAGTCATATTATCAACTATTCCTTTAATATCATTTTTTGATGCAGCAGTAGTTAATCCTGGTGCCTTTTTAGGTGATAATCCATTAAAAGTGCTTTCGACTAATAATTCTTGTATTGTCTTTGATAAATCTGAAAACTTTTTACCTGTTTGATTTTCATATTCTCCTTTAGTTATTCTTGCTTTTTCTTTGATATCTTGATTAAGAATTTTTAATGCATCTTCTTTACTTATAGGAATAAAGTTTCCTTTATCATCTTTAACTTTAATACCATAAACTAATCCACTTTTATATTCTTCTGATGATAATTTATGGCCATAACCTATATCATAAGTTTTGTCTAATTTTGGATTTAATTTTGATTCAACAGATAATGATACTGTAGGTATAAATCCTTCAGCACCTGTTAAAAAATTAGTAAGAGTATTTGATGGATTAAATTGAAACTTTGTAGGTTTCGCTACAGTATCTTCTTGTTTAGTAGTTGTCTCACGAGAACTAAAATCTGGAATCATTTGACCAGGTGTAGGTTCAATTTTCTTTTTCTCTTGACCTCCAGTAGGTATATCAGGAACAGGCTTTTCTTCTTTTCCAATTAATTTTTTTTGTTCATCAGATAACATTCCTTCTGTTGAAACAGTACCTAAATTTGTTCTAGGTATAGCCCTAGATAAACTTGCTAAACCTTTTTCTAAATCTCCTATTTGTTGTACTTGTTTAGGTGTTTTTAGTTCAAATTCAGTACCTACTCCAGGTTGTTTTTGAAGTTGTTCCTCAACACTTTCAGGCATAGTTGATTTAAAAGTAGGTGATAAAAAACTTAAAAATTTATCTAATGCATTCATATTAATACCCTTTCATCTATAAACTCTTACATTTGGATTACTTAAATCTACTTCTACTGGCCTACATATTGCTGTATATCTTTGTTTAGTTGCAGGGTTTGCTGGCTGTTTCATTACCCTAGCTGCAAAGTATTTACATCTATTAATATCAGCAAACATCATATTACTTTCTTGCTGTGCTTTACCTAGATATATCATCAATAGAAAAACAGTGGTCATTTATCTGCTGCCCTTCTAATCATATCATCTATCTTACTTTCTAGCCTATCAAATCTTTGCATGAGTTGTGTCATATCATCTTTGACATCTTCTTTAGTAGCATAGTTTAGGGCCATTTGTTCTTTAGCTGCTGCTAATTCATCTTTAACTTTACTAATAGCAGCAGACGTAGAACGTATCCACCACATAAATCCACCTATTGCCATTGTTAGTATTGCATTCCATATCATTGTCATATCTGCCATATTAGTCTCCTATTTTTATATCTGGTAATTTATCTGTTTGTAAAGTTGTACTGTCATATGCTCTTTCTAAAGATAAAAATGAATCTCGAATATTACTAATATATGGTGCTATTTCAGGATTATTTTTTCTTATATCTTTAAATATATTCCTATTAAAAGTAGGAACGGTAAATCTTCCTAAGAATAAATTATTTATTTCTGTATCAGAAAAATTACCTGCAGCTTTTATTTTCTTATCTCTTAATATTTTTTTTATTTGAGATTCAGTCATAAATCCTTTTAAATCATTTATCATTTCAAATACACCTTGTTGTGCTGCAAACTGTTCTTCAATCGCTTCATTATAATCCTCTAAGATACCTTGTAAAGATAAGTTTTGATTACGATTAGGATTTGTTAAATCATTATTAATTCTTTTTACAGTAGACTTTAATGTGCCATTTGCATTTCTCATAAGATTACTAACAGCAAAACCAATTTGTTTTTTAGGTTTATAATCTTGTTCTTTAATACCTAATCTAAAAGGATATAATGCTAATGCCATAGCTTCATCTGCTTTACCAGGAACGCCAGGAAAACCTAACTCTTTAAAAGTTTTACTTAACTGAGCAGTATCACCAAAGTAAGAAGGATTTAAAGCATTTCTAATTCTAGTTCCTAACTCACCTCTTCCTAATGGTGTTGATAAAATATTAAATCCTTTTTCTACAGCAGCATCACCACCAACATCTCTTAATAGTTTTACAAAACCAGGCTCTATTAATTTATATGTACTAGTTAAGTGTCTTATTCTACCTTCATCAGTATCTGCCTTGGCATAATTTAAAAATGATAAACCTAATTCTGTTGCCATAGAAGGACTTAAAAAAGGTTCATATGTTTTCTTTACAGCATAAGGAAATAGCTCATCTAATTTTTCTACTACATCTTCACCACTAGCTGCTGCCATCATCAAAGGTGTTATAATATCTAATACATATTGGTCTGGATTATTATAAGACAAGTCTGTAATACCATATGTATCATTACCTTCTTTATCTTTACCTTTAGGTCTTATCTGTAAGGCATGATACTTGGCCCAATCTGGTTGTGTTTTTCTAGCACCAGGTTCTACTTTATCAGTGCCCATAACTTGATTGTATGTATAAGCAGCCACAGTAGGTAAAGCAGCCATTGTAATCTGTGATTTAAGTCTTTCAACACCAGCTATTTGTAATGCCTTATTACCAGTCTCAAAACCTTCTCGTAATTCTTGTGCACCTAGTTTTAATATCTGATATTTATTACGTAAGTTCTCTGCAGGAAAAGCAGTAAAGGCACCAAGGATAGGTATATCTCTCATCTTTTCTAATATCTTTGGAACTCTATCATATACAGGAATAATATTTAATGTCTTACCTGCTGCCTCTTCAAATAACATATCATCATCAAATTTTTTAAAGTTTTTAGCAGGTAATGGAACACCAAAGTTCTCTGAAAATTCTATACGTTTTAACTGTTTTGCCTCTGGACTAAGATTATTAAAAATAGATTGAGCTCTTCCTCTCTCTCCAAGTAATGTCATAATCTTACCAACATCATCTGTACCAGTATATGTTCTTTCTGCTTTTCTAGATATCTTTTTACCAATACCTGTTCTTTCTAATGAAGCAATACCACCAGATGATAAATCTAAAAATCTTCTACCTAAAAAACCAGCAAGACCTTTTTCATCTTCTATTTTTCTAGCATCAGCTAATCTACCAAGTATCTGATTAATCTCAACATTAGTAGCAGTAACACCCAATCTACTTGCAATTTGTTTAAGTTTTTCAAATCCTTCTTTATCTGTTTTAGCATTATATGCATACTTAGGAATAGAACGAAGGTTACCAGCAGATGCAACATATTGGGGCACGCCCATAATATTTCTTATGTGACCATAAGGATTATAAACAGTAACACCTTTTTTTAAGTAACCGTTAGCACCAGAAAATAAACTACCTAACATTGAATTACCAAACACAGGCTTAGTATCTGTTAATACTCTTAATTTATTTGCCACTTCTCTAGGTACAAATAATTGTCCTAGCTCTGGATTAAATACATCAGTTCTAGCTAACCTTATACCTGCCTCAGTTGATTCTTTAGTGCCTACTAGAGGAACCATATCTTCATTAGGCCTAGCTTTAATAGCCTCTGCCAAGGCAACATCTTTATCACCGGTAACTTTAATAGCAATACCTCTACCTAGTAAACTTTTACCTACTTGGTCTGCAACTAAAATATCAGATATAGGGTCAGTAATAGCTCCTATAGTTTCTGTTGCTCGTATTGCAGGACTAGCATTAATGCCCCATATTTTTTGTAATATAGGATTAATATCTTTTCTCTTTTTTAATCCACCAAACTTAGTAGCTTTTTTTGTAGGATAAAAAGAATTATAAACTTGTTTCTCTACAAAGTTATTGATTAACTTATCTTGTGCATCAACATCTAACTTGCCTTCTCTTAAAGGTGTAAATGTTTTCTTTAGCTCTCCGGTTTCTTCTACCTTACCAGTTGCTTTATTCATTTTACCTTTACGTATACCAAGCTGAACTTGTAAATCTTTATTTACTTTAGCATCATCTTTTAATTGTTTTAATAAATCATCATTAACTTCATATCTTCTCCAAAACTCAAAAGGTATTTGAGCTCCTTTGTTTTGACTTCTACTATAGACTCTTTTCATATAATTATCAGGGTCTATTTTATATATGCTTTGTATCTTTTCACTTTGTGGGTCTGTATATTCAAATACTTTTTTATAGACTCTTTTTTTCAAATCTACAAATTGTTTAACAGCATTATACATTCCTTCATCAGCTTCTTGTAAGTCTCTTAACGCTACAGTGTTACCTTCCATAGCATCATTTACTAAATCTCTTTTTACTGAATCATCTTGTACAAATCTATTTTCATTGATTCTAATATTATCTACTATGTTTTCTGTATCTGTTTTTATTTCTTTAAATACAGCACGACCTCTTTCAAAGTTTCTTTGAGTAATATCATCTACTCCCCCAAAGGGCAGTAAATAATTTTTAATTCTATTAATATACTGTGCAGCTTGCTCACCAGCTTTTGTACTTTTAGTTAAATTACCAACACCTTTAACACCTTCAATACCAGCTTTACCAATACCATATAAACCAACACCAGCTACAGGACTAGCTATGCCTTCAATTGTACCTTGTGCCAAAGCCGAACCTATATCAAATTTACCAGGCTCTCTTCTGCCTATTGCCATATCTACATCTTGACCTTTTAAATTTTGTGCAACACCTCCAGCTCCAGCAATAGTCCCTTCAGCAGCTAAAGTTTTAGCAAAGGCTTTTCTTTGTTGATTCTTTGTTATATTTTTTACTTTAGCTTGTAGTAATTTTTTTACGTTTGCCTTTACTGTTTCTTTACCAGCTTGTGTAGCAATAGTACCTGTACCGGCTGTAAATACACCTGCTAAGATTGAAATTAAATTTGTAGGGTCAGTAACACCTGCCACTAAATAATCTTTAAGTAAATCTGATGTAGGTGCTGCACCTTCTTTACCAATAGTAGGTAATTGTTCTACTTTAGTTACAGCATTTGCATAAGACTGTTTATCAGCCTCTGACATATCTTTGACATTATCACCAATAACAAATGTAGAGGCAAGATTAGTATCAAAGTATCTTTTGTTAGTAAGAAATCTATCTAGTATATCTTTTCTATTATTACTAACATTAATACCTTGAGCTTGAAGTGAATTCCAAGCATCATTAAGAAACGCATCATCTCTTAATAGAGAGTCATATGTAACTTTTTCTGTCATTATTGATTTCTTTTTGTAGTAATTGTTTTACTTAAGCCAGAAGCTGTTTGATTATTAGAGGTTTGAGCTGTTGTAGTACCCATAATCTTTTGAATAGCTTCTAAATCATAATTAACAGCTTCTGGTAATATGGTACCTGCTCTAACTTCTTTTAATATTTGAGCTTTTCTTTCTGCATCATTATAAGCAGTGCTTGTTAAAATTTCTTCTACTCTTTGTATAGATGCTGCCATTCTATTAATGCCAGTTAATGCTAATTGATATTTAGATTGTATTTCTTTTGTTACTAATTCACGTTCTGCTCTACTTATTCTACCTTCTTCAAAAGCAGTATTAATAGCTTGTGTTGATAAATTAAATTGGTCTTTCAAATTAGAATCAATAACATCTAACTCTTTTGTATTTAATTTAGCAAGGTCCGATTGAAAATCTTTAATAGAAGCCATTGCCTCTTGACCACCAGTAGTCAAGTCTGCCAAAAATCCTCCACCAGTACCACTGCCTTGTGTTAGACCTCTTCCTAGACCCATTAGAAAATCAACTTTAGCTTGTGCTTTAAGTGCATCTTTACTTGCACCAATGTTATTTAATCTAGCATTTTTAGATTCTTCTAATGATTTACTAAAATTACTGATATTAGTCTTTAAACTTTCTATAGCTGCTTTTTCATCAGCATATAAATTACCTATTTGTTTAGCAGTTTCAACGCCACCATAACTATCTAACACAGATGAATCTTGTGCAGTTCCTGTATCTGTACCTGTACCCTGATTAGTTACTGTACCTTGATTAGTGCCTGTTACTGTGCTAGTTGAGTCTGGACCTATAACAGGTGAGTTATCTGCTAATATACTTTGTAGAGTATTATATGTTGCCTGGTCTTGTTTGAATTGGTCTAAATTAGGTTGGTCAAACTCTCTTTCTCTTTTTTGCCTACCAAGAGTACCTTCTAATTGTGCTTGTCTTGCTAGTTGTCTGTCAGTAGGTCTTACCATACTTTTAAGTCCTTCTACAACTCTACCTGGAATTGTAGATACATCTAAAGATTCAACTGGCTTTACATCTACACCTGGAACATCTAAAGGCTCAACAGGTTTTAATTTTAAACTTCTTAAAAAATCAAGAATAGCACCTGCTTCTTCATCAGTGCCTACATCTGAAACTCCAGACATTGGAGAAACATCTTGCATAGTTTGTTGTAATATTTGACTACCTTGTTGTCTTTTAACCACAGGTAAACTTGCTAGGCCTTTACTAATACCTCCACCTTCTTTAGAAAATAAACCTACATTCTTAGCACCTTGATAAGTACCTAGTGCTGTAGTAGCAGTTCCTAGTGCTTGTGATAATGGGCTAGGTCTATATGGTTGTGGTGCATATTCTACACTACCTTGACTAATTGGTGTACCAGCTACTAAGGCCTGATACTGTCCTAATTGTTGCTCTGGAAACTGTCTTTCTTGTAAAAATCTTTGATATGCTTCATCCAATAACTGTTGTTGTCTTTGCTGTTGTTCTTTACCTACAGCCTCTAATGCACCTAACTCTCTAGTCTGTGCACCAAACTGTCCTGTAGCTAAACCAGTAAGACCTTCAGCAGCTTGTGCCTCTCTAGCTTTTTGTTGTCTAAAAGCATCTTGTGCTGATTGAAAGGCTTGTTGTTGTCCTCTAGTTTGTATATCAGCTAATAATCTAGCTTGGTCTGCAAGGGTTTGAGCTTCTAACATAGTACCTCTCGTACCACCAAAAGCTCCTGCTCCTATTTGAGCTTGTCTAATTTTAGGTAATGTTTCTCTTTCAAATGCTTCTTGAGCTTGTCTTTTCTCAACATCAATCACAGCTTGTTGATAAGGAGACATATATTCTTCTAATGCTTCAGCAGTTGGTCTCTCAGAAATACCTCTTACTAAACCTTTAGCCTCTTCAAATACTGGAGCTTGCGTTCCTACTAAACCTGCAATACCTTCTTGAGCTGCTTGTTGTTGAGCAGTAACATCAGCTAATGTTTGTCCTTCATAAGGTACAAAACCTTCTTCAGTTCTTTGTTTATATAGTGCCTGTCCTTTACCTAATATGTCTTTGAGAAAAGGTGCTATCTCTTCTGCTATTTTAGGTTCAGTAATTGATGCAGGTATAACCTGTGCTGGTTGACTTTTAGTAATACCTAGTAAAGATGATAATATACTCATTATACACTCCTCCTCATTCTATCTAATGTTGCTAGACCATCTATTTCATTTTGTTGTTTCTTTTGTCCTGTTGCTGCCATTCGAATATCTTTTACTGTTTCATCCATAATCTCTGCACCTTCATCTGGATTACCATTACCTAGTAAAGACATTGTATTAGCATCTACCACATACTCTTTAGGACTTACTGCTAATGTTGCCACTTGCTGGCCATTTTCTCGCTCTATGATAGGCATATATACATTATCTTGCATTCCACCACCTTGTCCTTCTACCATGCCTGAGAACTCTTTATATCGAACATCAAGGCCATTTGGTGACATATCATTAGCAGGCATGCCTCCATATGCCATACCTATTAAACCACCTGATGCATTTAGCACTGGGTCTACTCTTTCATAACCTAATCTAACACCAGATGCTTTTTTTTCACCACCAGGTCCAAAGCCTTGTGATGCTGCTTGTATTCTAGCTAAAGCTAATGTATATGGTATTCTTTTACCAGTTTCTATATCTATATAAAATGCACCTTGCTCATCAAACCCACTGCTAAGATTTGCAGATGCTAATTGGTCTGGTGTAAACTGTTGTACTGGTTGTTGTCCTCCTAGTAAAGATAAAGCTGTTGAACCTAATGCTACTTTACCTAGAGTACTTTCTGGTATTAAATTAGCTAATTTATCTAATCCTGGAACTTCTCTAGTTAAAAGTGTTCCTGCTTCATCTACTCCAGAACCAGGTAAAGAGTCTGATATTCTTTGTCCAAGAGTCCTATCAGTTAAAACTTGGTCTTGTATTACAGGTGTTGAGCCTCCTCCAATACCACTACCAGGATATACAGCTTTAGTTATATCTCCTACATCTCCATAACTTCTAAATGCAGTATCAGCAGCAGTATTAATACCTGTCTTTCCAACATTAGCAAGTTGGTCTGTAATTTGTGAACCATAAGTAGCTGAACCTATATCTGGTGCAGCACCTCCAACTGCAAATTCAGGACTAACAGGATTAGCTCTAGCAAAATCTGTATAACTAGATGAATCAGTAGGTAGTGTTTTACCAGAAGCTCCTGTGCCTTGACCAAATAATTTACCACCAGCATATGTCAATGCAGCAGCAGTAGCACCTCTTCTAAATGCTTCTTCTGGGTCATCTCCAGCAATTAATGAACTTAATCCAGCAGCTCCTCCATACAATGCAGGTTTACTTAATGCTGCTAATTTTGGAATTAATGTAGGTGCAAAATATCCTAATGCTAAAGGTAAAGCAATTCTACCTATAGGTGATTTAGCAACATTACGAACACCTTTTGTAACTCCTCTAACAGCTTTACTTATACCTTTTCCAATAGATTTAAATGGTCTTGTAATAGTTTTTAAAAAACCACCACCAAATGCTTGTACTACAGGCAAGGACATAAGACCTGTATTCATCATCATAGGTTGCATTTCATATTGCATATTTCTATCTATTCTCTCTTGACCAACCATATCTTGTAATAAACTTAACCTTTCCATACCGGTAGGTTCTGGTTGTTGTAATTCATCTCGAAACATAATTAAATCTTGTAGTCCTTGTTGCTGCATTATACTTTCCTTCTGTCCATATAGTTTGATTGTGCTTTTGTTTGGTCTGCATGAAAATTATTACTGACATCACGTAAAGGTTCTATCTTTTGTTTTTGACTGTAGATACCTTTCATTAATCCAGTTTTACCTTGATTAATATTCTGAATGTAATTGCTAGTATTAACTAAATTAAAATAATCTTTTGTATCCATTAATAAAACGCCTTAAATGTTGTTGAAGCTGCTGTGCTTACATATCCTTTATATACTCCAGCACTAGCTGCATATACGATATCTCCTTTTTGTGGTCCATGTACTTCTGATGTAGTTACCACAACTCTCATATTTGTTGCCGGTCTATTATCTACAATAGCATCTCTTGCATCTAATTCATCTAAAAGAGTTGCTCCCCATCTTTGAACTTCTAAATATAACTCTCTTACTTCTTCTGTCTTTAAATTAAAAAGACTAGGTAACTCAGGATATCTTGCCATTATCTACCACCATCTTTTTGTAATCCTATACGTATTGTCCCCCATCGCCAATTTGTACCAGTAGAATCACAAGATACCCTGATTCGTGCTTGCCTTCCTCGAGCTCGCATACTAATCTTTTCTGTAGTATTTGATATAGTAAAAGGCCCTTTCTCTACTAATTCTTGACTCTCAGGATACCTTTTTGTTTTAATACTAAACTTTATATTACCTGTATTAATATCATAATCAGGTATAATCTTATCCATGAATATTAATTCATTACCATCATCTAAATCAAAATCTGCTGATTCTATGAAAGAAGTCTGAGCAGCTCCGTTTGCAGTATAAACAGATACAGGTTCATTATTAAATAAATTACTACCACCTGCAGATGTGCCTGTTGTTATTGTATTACCAAATACTGTTCTATCTACAAAGGTTGTAAATAATCCTGTACCATATACCCAGTAATTTTCTTCTGGTGAATGCACTACATATTTATTACATTCATTAGAACCACTGCCTGGATATAACCATATTATTTCTTTAAACTCTGAATTAATACCGGCAAATACTTTATCTTTTACATCATAGTTTAAATCATCAAAGATAAATCTTCTAACAGTACAAGGTAAGGTTCTGACTTGACCATCATATGCATAGAAGTTTTCATCACCCATCCAATATGCAATACCATTATAATCAACACCACCATGCGTAGATATCATACCACAATTACTACCGGCCTGTCTAAAAGTAAATGTAAATGGTGGCCCTGTAAATTGCATTAACCATAATGAATTATCAGTCCATATATGTATAGCATTCTTACCTCTCACAGCTCCCATGATTTTAGTACCATCAGTTAATACTGTTTCACCTGATGTAGAACTAACACTAGGTACCCAATTGGTTATGTCTTCTTGATTAGACCATCTAACAGTCATTGGGTCAAATGTACCTGTTGGTGACGCTGTAGTATTAAATTGATTACTACCTAAACATATTAAGTGTCTATCATTTGGTGATACAATAATAGAGTTTACTGTTGTTGGTGTTGAGTTTGTAGCACCAGAAACTAATGTTGCTCTTGCTGGTGTTGATGAGGCATCTGTATCATATCGATAAATAGAACTACCTCTTCTATTTGCTATAACATCTTCACCAAAGTTATCTAAAGTCCATTGTGTAATTTCACTAACAAAATCACTAGCACCTGCTGATATAGGTTGATTCCATGCTCGTTCTCCTGCAGCACAAACACCAGCATTAAAAACTCCTGCACCATATCCAACACCTGCAACAGCAGTATTTGTTCCTGTACCTAGTAAATAATGTATGGTACCACCACCTGTAGAGGACTGTGCAACACTAGCAGTTGTTGCTACGTCAATAGCAAAAGTATTAGAATCAATAACACTAACAGCATAAGTCGTTGTGCCTAATAATATGTTACCACCAATTGTGGTAGAACTTGTAAAGAAAACAAAGTCTCCGGTTGTTCTACCATGACTTGCTGCTGATACGGTAACTGTATTTGCACTTAACGCTACAGAGAAACAATTCGTTAAAGTTGTGCTTGTTGATACTGGTGTAATATCATAAATTAAATCACCATTATGTTCAAATAGTTTTTTCTCTGTACCAAAGGCAGCTCTTTTTAATCTTCTATTATCTGACCAAGCAATTAAATCTCTAGCATTACCATCAAAGGTAGCACTTACTCTTGTTTCATAACCACGAATAACTTCTGGTTTGCCTGCTCTAAATCGTACTCTATCTCCATCATACCATTTACCTTCTTCAGCATACTGAGTAGACTCTCTATGAAAACCTACAGCAAGATTATATTTAATAAGTTTTGAGTCAGGATGTGACATATAAACTCCTAATCAAAGTTTTTTAATAAAGCTGCATCTATAGTTGTAGCACTTCTTGTAGTATATACTAATATATCTACATCTCCTGCACCTGTACTTAATGTAGGAGCTGCAGCAGATACAAATTGATAAGCAGCATTATATGCTAATGTTCTAGAACCTGTACCATCTTGTATAATATGTATCTGTCCTGATTGCCCTGCCACTGCATTTGATGGTGCTTCTAATGTTCTATTACCACCTAGTGTTACTACAAAATTATTACCTAAGGCAAAATCAAGTACAATACTTGTTGCATCTGTTAATGTTGTTGGTGTATTATATGCTCTAGCAGATGTGCCTACTTTTAATGAACCTGCTTCTACAACTAAATCTCCACGTAATGTTGTATTAGCTGTTACAGAAACTCTAGGATAACGTAAGTCTGCAATAGATACATCAGGTACATTAGTTGCTCCTGTTCCAATGTCTGCTTCAGATGCTGTGCCTAATCCTAATCCTTTAGCATTAGTAGCAAATACACTTGTACCATCACAGATAACTAAACCTACTGCACCAAAAGGTATAGTATAACCATCACCACCTGCAGTTTTAATTTTAACTACATCACTTGCTGTAGTATTAGCAGATACTTTATTATTAATTACATAACTTTTTGAATTAGAAGGTATCTCTAAACTAATAGTCGTATGTGCTCCACCAACAGAACCTTTAACTTCAATAAAGGCAGACCTAGCTGTATCTCCACCACCATCAACTGCTGATAAAGTTACTGTAGCTGCAGCACCTATTTCTACTGTTGTATAAGCTGCAATAGCATCATCTACTAAACTAATAACACCATCATTTAATACAACACCCCATGAGTTAGGATTATCTCCATCACCCTGTTTATTTAATCGTATTCTACTTGTATATGTTGATGCCATATTATTCTCCTATTAATCATTACATTGGCAAAGTTTACCAAATAATCTTCTTTTAAATTTTTTATAAAACTTCTTAAT